GCGCAACACTTTCAGCGGACGTTACTATCGAAACTTACGACACACTTTACTCGAAGGCTTATAAGTCGATCGATTCACAGTGGACGTTCGATGTTGAGATGCTCGCAGACTGGGGCGCAACAGATTCACTCTGTGAAGCTCTATGGACAGCTGCGGAGTCAGCACCTAACACAGCTCTAGCGGTATCGCTCACAGCTGTAACAGGCGCAGTCTTCAGCTTTAACGTTCTGCCACTATTTCCAAGCGTGGGCGGATCATCGCCAGACGCTCAAACTGTTAGCATGAGCTTTACAGTTATCGGAACACCTACAGAGACATTCAGCTAACAAACAGAATCGGGAGCAAAAAATGAAGCTAGAACTAGAAGTCCAGTATCTATCTGGAGATGTCGTTACTTATGTGGCGGCAGTTCCAGAATGGGTAAAGTGGGAACGAAAGTTTAACGCAACAGTAAACGAAGCAGAATCGAAGCTAGGTCTCGAAGGGCTTACATTCTTGGCTTATCACGCTATGAAGCGCGAAGCAGCTGGGAATCCTGTCAAGCCTTTCGAGATCTGGATCGAGACTGTAGAAGGAATTAACAGTAAGAAGTCAGACCCAAAAGCTGGCCCGTCGGAAGCTTAAATCGCATTCGGATCGAAGTAGCAATAGCGACCCAGATCCCTATGAGCGAATGGCGAACGGCGGAAGATTTACTTACAGCGATAGAGATCTTGGAGAGGCAGAATGGCAGATAAAAGCGGCCGCGGCACTTATGCCATTACTGTCGATCCATACGAGTTTAAAAATCTTCTCGGGTTACTAGGTTCGTTCCCCGCGGAGTATCAGCAGCTAGTTCGTGATCGGGCGCAGCCTATGTCTCAGAGACTAGCTGGCCAGCTCATGATGAGCGGACTGTCTGCTCCCGCTCCACAGACGAAGCTAGTAGTCCAGACGATCAAGTCTCCACGCGATCGTCTTATTCGCGTCGACATCGGTGGCCCTAAGAAGGTCGGTCGTCCTTATGGCGGAGAAGCTTCTAAGAGCGGTAAAGGCGCAAAGGTTCGTCGACAAGCTGCGCCAGCGGGCGCGCTGTTATGGGGAACAGAGTACGGATCGCATGGCGGCGTCGACTCAATCGGCCGAACATTTACTAACAGATTTAAGACTCCCTACAATAAGCGCGGCTACTGGATCGCTCCAGCGGTCGACTTCTATGTCCCAGTCGTAGCCCGCGAATACTCGCTTATGGTTCAGCAGATCGCTAAAGAATTGAGGCTTAACTAATGGCGGGCATTCCGAAGATAAAGATAACTTTCGATGCCGACTTCGATCAGTTAAAGGCGGGCGTAAAAGGCGCACAGAATGAAGTCGAAGGCTTCGGATCTAAGATGGGCGGATTCGCTAAGAAGGCGGGAGCTGCGTTCGCTGCGGCTGGAGCGGCTGCGGCTGCTTATGCTGGCGTTCTGCTTGTCGATGGCGTTAAGTCCGCAATCGAAGACGAAGCAGCTCAGGCTAAACTCGCGACGACTTTACAGAACGTTACAGGCGCGACAGATGCCCAGATCAAGGCTACAGAGGACTACATAACTCAAACGGCACTGGCGAACGGCATTACAGACGACGTTCTACGTCCCAGCTTGGATCGGTTAGTTCGCTCGACGAAAGACGTACAGAAAGCCCAAGAACTCCAGACCCTAGCTCTGGACATCGCAGCGGGAACAGGTAAAGATCTAAAGACTGTCTCGGAAGCTCTTGGTAAAGCTTACGACGGCAATCTAGGCGCACTAAAGAAGCTCGGTGTCGGAATCGATGAGAGCATCATTAAGTCCAAGAACTTCGACGCGGCTGCGGCAGCTTTAGCGACTACTTTCGAGGGCCAAGCTTCTCAGCAAGCCGAGACTTTTCAGGGAAAGATGGCGCGTCTTACTGTTGCATTCGATGAAGCGAAAGAGACTGTAGGTTCTTACGTTCTCGATGCGCTTACTCCGCTTCTGTCTGGATTCGTCGATAAGGGAATCCCAGCGATTCAGGACTTCGCGAAGAATCTTGGCGAAACACTTGGGCCAGCGTTCGGTCAGATCTTTAAGGTAATAAAAGAGGATTTACTTCCGATCTTGACGTCATGGTGGAAGTTCCTTTACGAAGAGATAATCCCAGCGATCGGAAAGATCGTCGGCCCAATTCTCGAAGGACTTAAATCCGCATTTGACAAAATTAAAAAAGCGGTCTCGGACAATTCCGACGAGTTAGAGCCATTCTACGGATTCTTAAAAAAGATCTGGGAATTTACGGATAAGTATCTCGTCCCGATTATCGGTGGAGCATTTAAGACAGCACTCGAAGGACTTGGAACGATTTTGGCTGGCGTAGTTACGACATTCTCGAAGTTCGTTACATTCATTACGAACGCTTATAACGGCATTAAGAAGATTATCGACTTCATTAAGAATAATCCGATTACTAACTTTTTCGATGGTGGAGCTAAGGGTCTTAAAGCTGGAATGTCTTTTGATAACGGTGATGGCGGTGGCGGAATAATCGGGCCGCCATCTACTGCTGATCTTCCGCCAGAGTTAGCGGCTTTGACCGATGCCCAATACAGCGCACTGTTACGATGGGCAATAGATAGAGGATTAGACCCAACGCCTAGAAATGCGATGGGCATTGCAACAGGTATTCCAGCGGCAGAATACAGCGCCAAAATGTTAGCCAATTTACAGGCCTACAATTTAGAGCAACTTATGAAGAGGAACGCTGCTAATAAACTCGTAACGCCAGCTCCAACTAATAACATCACTGTTAACATGGGAGTCGTCGGAGATCCGGAATCGGCAGCTAGAACGATCGTCGACTTAGTTAATAAGTCCCAAGCGCGCGGCACTTTAGGCGCGGGAGCGTTCGTAACGGCATGAGCCAGTGGACTCCAGTCTGGAGCGTTCTAATCGATGGAGTCGAGTATCGGAACATAACTCTAGCGAATCTAACTATAGAATCGGGCCGCCGAGACATCTACCAGCAAGCGGTAGCGGGCTACTGTAGTTTATCTATTCTCAACATCGACGACCAGCCTGTAACCGTAGCGATTAACTCTGGGATAACTGTCTTCGTCCAGAACTCGGCAGCTACTCCAGTGGCCATCTTCGGCGGAAGCGTTAGCGACATTCTTACGACAGTCGAAAGATCGGGAACTGGCGGACTCGTACAGAGTACGACAATTACGGCACTGGGCGCACTTTCACGTCTTCCGAAGGTATTAACAGAAGGCGTCCTATCTAAAGACTTTGACGGAGATCAGATCTACGACGTACTCGATGGCATTCTTTACGGAGCTTGGAATGAAGTTCCAGCCGCTCTTACTTGGGCAGTTTATGACGCGACGACGACATGGGCTAACGCCGAAAACAGTGGCGTCGGTGAAATCGATCGCCCAGGGAATTACGAACTAACTTCGAGAGCTAGTAATGTGACAGATGCTTATTCGCTAGTCGCAGCTTTAGCCACTTCTGGACTCGGTTACATTTACGAAGATGGTCAAGGCCGAATAGGTTACGCCGATTCCACGCATCGCGGGCAGTATCTAGCTACGAACGGTTATGTCGATCTTTCAGCTTTAGACGCTTATTCCAGCGGTTTACAAATCTCGACCAGAGCGGGCGACGTCCGTAATGAAGTGACGATCACTTATAAAAACGGCGATCAACACACAGCCAGCGACGCGACATCTATCGCGACTTATGGATCACTGGCCCAAAACATTCTCACTACACTGGAGAACGGCGTAGACGCGACAAGCCAAGCCAACTTCTATCTAGCTCTTCGCGCTTATCCACGCGCTAACTTCGAGTCGATTCGCTATCCGCTGGGCAGCCCTAACGTAAGCGATTCAGATCGTGATTCTCTTATCGGCGTCTTTATGGGAATGCCTGTAAACATTACAGACCTACCCGCGAACATGGGTCTGGCTTTTCAGGGATTCGTAGAAGGCTGGAGATTTTCGGCTGGGTATAACTCTCTGGCTATCGATCTTTACGTTACGCCAATCTCTTATTCTCTCGACGCGTTCCGCTGGAATGACGTGCCAGCTTCCGAAGCATGGAACACTTTAAGCCCTACACTTACATGGTTAGAAGCGACAGTAGTCGCATAGAGAGGAAAACATGGCAACTA